GCATCGGTCATCGTGGGCTTCATGGAGTGAACCATGGCGAAGAAAGGTCTCTACGCGAACATCCACGCCAAGCGCAAGCGCATCGCAGCCGGCAGCGGCGAGCGCATGCGGAAACCCGGTGCCGCTGGTGCCCCCACTGCCGAAGCCTTCCGTGACTCGGAGAAGACCGTGAAGAAGAAGCGCAAGAAGAAGAAGGGCAAGAAGTCCGCCATGAAGCGTCGGGGCCTTGCCATCGCCAACGAGCAGATGCGCCGAGGCCGCACCGGGTACTGATGGACCTCAACAAGATCCTCGAGTCCCTGCACGGGGCTCTTGCCCAAGACCTCTTGGAGAAGGTCCAGAGCGGCGAGGCGACCGCTGCTGACCTCTCGGTGGCGCGTCAGTTCCTGAAGGACAACGGCATCGACAGCCTGGCCTTCGCTGACGCCCCCATCACCAACCTCGCCGCTGTCCTTCCGTTCGAAACCCCCGATGAGCCTGTGGCTCAGGCTGAGTAGCCATGCCCAAAAGCACACCCTCCCGACCCGTCGCCAAGACGCCCAGCGTCTCCAAGACGCCCCGCAAGGACCAGAAGAACCGACGCTCTCGGACGCGCACCGCGAGCACCAAGGCTCGCCGGCCCTCGACGAAGCCCAAGCGTGGCAAGCGATCTGAGCTGAAGATCAAGATCAAAGAGATCAAGTGACCCAGGTAGACCAGCGCCTCCACGGTCCTTCGGGGTTCAAGAACTTCCTGTACCTCGCCTGGGCGGCGCTGGGGCTGCCTGAGCCCACCAAGGTCCAATACGACATCGCGGAGTACCTCGCCGGCGGACCTCGGCGCACCGTGATCCAGGCGTTCCGTGGGGTGGGCAAGAGCTACATCACGAGCGCCTATGTGGTCTGGCGGCTGCTGCTGGACCCCTCGCTGAACTTCCTCGTCATCAGCGCCTCGAAGAACCGCTCTGACGACTTCAGCACCTTCACCCTCAGGCTCATCGAGGAGATGGGTGTCCTGACGGCGCACATGCGCCCCAGGGAGAACCAGCGGAACTCGAAGGTGGCGTTCGATGTCGGGCCGGCACCTCCGTCCCACAGCCCCTCGGTGACCTCCAAGGGCGTCTACTCCAGCATCACCGGAGCTCGCGCCTCGGAGATCATCTGCGACGACGTGGCTTCCTGGGCCAACAGCCAGACCCAGATGATGAGGGACAAGCTGGCGGCTGCAACGCAGGAGTACGAGGCGATCCTGAAGCCGGGCGGACGGATCATCTACCTCGGCACCCCACAGACGGAGCAGGACATCCTGCGCGAGCTGCCGGCCCGTGGATTCGAGACGCGCATCTGGCCCGCTAGGATGCCCTCTGAGCGACAGAAGGTCGGATACGGGCCAATGCTCGCGCCGATGATAAAGTCCAGCACAGAGGCTCCTGGGGCCCCTACAGACCCAGCTAGGTTCGATGCAGAGGATCTGATGGAGCGGGAGCTCGCCTACGGGCGCTCCATGTTCAACCTCCAGTTCATGCTCGACCAGAGCATGTCGGATCTGGACCGCTACCCGCTGCGGATCAACGACCTGCAGGTGGCTGACCTCGACAGCGACAAGTGCTTCGAGAAGTACATCTGGTGCAACGACCCGGACAAGGTCATCAACGACCTGCCCTGCGTCGGCTTCAACGGCGACCGCTACCACAGGCCCATGGCCACCGATGGCGAGCTGGTGCCCTACGAGACCAAGGTCATGGCCGTGGACCCGTCGGGCAAAGGCTCCGACGAGACCGCAGTGGCCGTCACGGCCTCCTATGCGGGACAGGCGTTCGTCCTGTGCTGCAAGGGGATCAAGGGTGGCTTCGGTGACGAGGTGCTCGAGGAGATCGCCCGCACAGCCAAGCAGTACAAGGTCAACCGGATCATCGTCGAGGAGAACCTCGGCCAGGGCATGTTCAAAAGCCTCCTCCAGCCCGTGCTGGCCAAGGTGGGCTACCCCTGCTCAGTGGATCTGGTGCGGCACCACATCCAGAAAGAGAGACGCATCTGCGACACGATCGAGCCCCTGAGCTCCTCCCGCCGGCTGCTGATCGACAGGTCAGTCATCCAGAACGACTACGACAGCGTCCAGAGCATGCCAGCGGACCAGCAGCGGTCCTACATGCTGATGCACCAGTTCTCTCGCATCACCAGAGACCGAGGTGCCCTGAGGCACGACGACCGCCTAGACGCCCTTGCCATGGCCCTTGGGTTCCATGCCGACGCCATGGCCAGAGACAGAGACAAGGAGATGGCCGAGGTCCGTGCTGAAAGACACGCCAAGGTCCTCGAGGAGTTCCTGAACCCTGGTGCCAAGGGGTACACCCTCGGACACCGACCAAGACAACCCACATGGCTTACCTGAGCTGCCCTTGCCCCTTCTGTGGCCATGGGCGCACTGAGGTCCATGAGGCCCTCTGGGACGACCACTACAAGACCGTCAGAAGGATCCGTTTGTGCCCAAACTGCCACTACCGATGGTCCACCGTAGAGATCGACCACGACCAAGCTCAGGCCCTTGAACGGAAGTCTCTTCCCTCATGGAGGGAGGATAACCCAGAGGGTGAACAAAAGCCCCTTAGGTGACCTGAGCCTCTCTTATGCCACCAATGGATGAATGATGCCCCTACTGCCATTCTCGGGAGAGGTGATGGTGGCGGTATCGGTCACCATTGCCACTTAAGTACCTAAGCCCCAAAAGACCCATGCACATCGACACCGAGGCTCTCGCAGCCTTGGCCGGCCTGGAGCCGATGCCGAGACAGCCTCTCGCCATCAACCCTTGCCCGGAGGGCTACCAGCTCAAGGTCGTAGGCGGAAGCCTCATGTGTGTGCTTGAGGGTGCAGACGAGCTCGACCTCAGCCAAGCATCTGCCCTCCGTAGGCGCAGAAGCGTCATGAGGGCCATCCAGTCCATCAGGCAGCCCTCGGAAGCTGGGCCTCCCTCCCAGTCACCCGGAGGTACACCCTGATGGGCGACTGGCTCGTGGTGTACTGGTGCGACATCGTTGGCGTCGAGGACCCTTGGATCACTGGTGCCGAGGCCGCTGCCCTTGAGCCGGCCCGGATGATCACCGCAGGGTGGCTGGTGAAGGACACCGAGGACTTCTTGGTGATCGCAAGCACCCTCGAGGACGCAGAGGACGGGCATCTGGGCAACGTGAACTGCATTCCCAAAGGGGTCATCCGCAAGATCGAGACCGCACAGGGAGCCAACTGATGGCCGTGGAGTACAGAGGCGAGAAGTTCAGCGGCTACAACAAGCCCAAGCGCACCCCTGGCCACAAGACCAAGAGCCACGCGGTGCTCGCCAAGGTGGGAACGACGGTGAAGCTGATTCGCTTCGGCCAGCAGGGGGTCAGTGGTGCCGGCAAGAACCCCAAGAGCGCAAAGGACAAGGCGAGGCGCAAGAGCTACTACGCAAGGCACAACGCTCAGGACAGCAAGCCCAGCAAGCTCTCGGCTCGCTACTGGTCACACAAGACCAAGTGGTGACCTGCGGGTACTTGGTGCAAAAATGTGAGCGCCAGTACGTTACCCGTAGTCGCCCCGTCCCCCCGGGCCCCCCATGGGCGCCTCGAGGCCCTGCGGGCGCGCCCAGATTCGAGGCCACCCCGCCCCCTATCGTCGCCCGATCGGCCTCGAGCGCGGGCCACCGCCCCACCGATCGGCCCGGGCGCCACCGCTAGCGCGGATTCGGGCGCGCCGGGGGTTGGATTGACAGTGTAACCGGGCCCCCTGGCTCCATCGGGCGGGGCTCCATCGGGCCACGGTGGCCGCTGGCTCGAGGTGATCGGCACCTGCCGAATATCACCTGTGGCTTTTGCAGCACCGTCGGCGCACCGATGGAGCTCCACGGGCCACCGCTGGCCACCGTCGCCCTCGAGGCGCACCGATGGAGCTCCACGGGCCACCATCGGCGCACCGTTGCCCTCGAGGCGCTCCACTGGCCACCGCCGGCCCCACGGGCCAAGAAGAAGCGCCCCGCCGGCCGGTGAGGCTAGCGGGGCGCCAGGGTGGCCTACGGGGCCGATGGTGGATCCGGTGCGGTGAGAACGCCGACTAGGATGATCAGCGCGACCATGAGAGCACCGGCGGCGAAGTGCATCATTCGGGCCCCCGGTGCCAAAGGGGTGCGAGCGCGCCGGCGAAGAGCACCGCGGCGAACAATGCCGCACCGATTGCAACGACGATCACCATAGGTCGGCCCCCCGGATCACCTCGAAGGCATCCTCGAGGCCGCGGGATGCGATGGTCTCGAGGTGCGGCTCGGCA